ATGGTTTATTTTTATTTAATGAAAGTTGTGATTTTTCTAAAATGGTTCCGACATCATTAACAGTAATAGTTCCTTTGTCACCGGTTCCTTGAAGATCAACACCAGCTAAACGAAGCGCAACAGATGGTGCGCGTTGAGCTTGCGGTAAATAAATCTTGGAATCTGGATTAGCTGCAACAGTTTCAATTGCTTTTGGCAATTCAGTTTTTGGATTAAATTTTCCAGGCACGACATCCATAATCATTCCAGCTTTACGCAAACCAGTTTCGATCACATCAGCAGCAGCTGGTGCTAATTCCTGCGCAGCTTTTTTGCCATATTTAACAGTACCAGCCACGCCAGGTATTAAACCAAGCGCACCTCCTACGCCTTCAATTGCTGCAGTTTTTATATCGCCACGTTCTGCAGCTTCTTTTGATTTACCTAGCAAAATGGCAGCTTCTTCACTTTGCAGGAAAGTGCCAAGAAATGGAACAAAATCAGCCAAACCTAAATTTGCAGGCAAGCGGCTACTTGTGCCACCAATAAAAGACTCAACTCTTTCCCTAGCTTTGTACCTATCTGCGCCGAGGTTTACCAAACTGTCAGTCAAAAATCCGGCAAGACGTTGTCTATTTGTTGGGTCTACTGCCTTTGCCTCTCCAGTTGCGCCGTAACCTTTTGGGGCATCTGTGCGTGTATCACTTGGGCCGGCAGCCAGCTGCATACCTTCTAGGCTAGGCTCTGCTGGTTCCTTTACATCTAATCTTCCAATAGCAATCATTTCACCGTGCGGAGCACGGTAATAAATTCCTGGGCCATCGTCTGTATCTTCAGTTGTAAAAGCTGGATCTCCGTTTGCAGCAAGCTCCAATAAACCTTGACGCACACCAGGCGTTGAAAAGTATTCGTCAAAACGATAAATATCATCAACTGTTGTTTGCTTCGGTTGAATCATTTAGGGCCTCCAGCAACACTCTTGAGCGCATCTTTATGTTTTTTAATTGCATCACGCGCCATGTTTATATCCGTCTGACTACGTTTTGCAGTTACTGCTTTGGTAATGGCTGCTTCAACAGCAGCGTCATTTGCTAAATCAACTCCTTGAAGTTGAGGCACCGCTAAGATAGCAACATCTTTTTGCTTGTTTGCCTCAAAAGTAAATGAGCGGCTCATAAGTGGTTTGACGCCATTAGCAAGACGTTCACCTTCTGCGCGGATCTCTGCCGGTGTAGGCAAAAAGCCTTTGCTAGTTGGCGTGTTTGAAAACCTCAGAAGAGCTGCTTCCTGCTGCGCAATGGTTTCTGTAGCCATCTTTCTACCTTCTGCAGAATCAAATTGCGGAGGCAAGTTATCAGACAACATATTACCTGCGCTACGGATCAGTTTTGAACCATAAGCAATGTCATTGTTTGTGTTGCCAATCTCTTTTGCCAAAGATGCTTTGTCTGATTTTGATAACGGCAGTCGAGCAATCTCTTCTGGTTTAAGCAAACCAGCACGCGCTTTTTTGCTTGCTTCAGAAAGAACTACATAATTTGTTTCTTGATCTCCTGGTTTGCTTTGCTCAGCAATCCAATTACGCGCTGTTTTAATTTTGTCAGGACTAATAGGAAGATCTTTCATCTTATTAAATAAAGCCTGCATTTCTTTAATGTTTGTACTGCCATAAATCTCTCTTTCAATCTTATCGCCTTCAGCAGCAGAGTCAACAAATGACAATTCAATTAGTTGTTTTCTTTCTTGCGCCATTGCCGCAAATTTTTTTTCTGTGTCGCGCAAAGTGTCGATGTCGTTTACCTTCATCCAAACAACAAGATTACTAATATTTATGTCTGATTCTTTTCCTAAAAAACCAGCCCTCAACATTTGTATAGTTTTTCTTGGATTTGATAAATATTCATCTTTGCTTAATTGTTGCAACAAAACATTTTGACGCGCAGCAGGTAGTTCTTTTTTTAATCGTTCTTGGTATTCTTTAAAAATTACAGGGCCATGCAACGCGGCTGCGTCTAACACATTTTTGGTTAAAACATCAGCAAACATTGGAGCAAATTCAGGTTGATTTCCTACTGCTATTTCATAAATTTTAAGCCTGTTGTCTGCGTCTGCTCGAAAAGCAATTAACTCCTTTTCATTGTTTTTCTTTGATTGCGCGTCTAATGCTTGTTTATAAACAACATGTCCTTCTGATGTCATTGATGCTTCAAATTTTAAAGCAGCTTCTCCATTTGCTTTAGCAATAGATTTTGTATAACCAGAAATCATCTGGGTAATTTTTTGTTTTGCCGCATCTGGGTTAATTTGCCCGCTTGCAACTTGTGAAGCAATATCAACAATAAAATTACGGCCTTCTCTTTCAAAAGCGTGTGAGAATTGGAAAGATTGTGCTTTTCTAACAGCTTGATCAAAAAAACTAAAATTACCTTTTGGAACTAAATTAGTAACATCACCTTCACGCGCAGCAAGCATTTGTGCTTCTGTTGGAGGGTTATCAATAACGTATTGCAATCCCTCTTCTTGTCGCACTTGTCCAGCTACTAAATTGACGCTATTTGCCATACGGCCTAGAGCTTCTGCATAGGCTTGTGAACCAGAGGCCTCTTGACGAGCCGCTGTCATATAATCAATTGGACGATCAACCACTCTCTCTACTGGAGAGCCTGCCACTTGTCTAATCTGTATTTGTCCTGATTGCAGCCTGGTTGCCATATCGTATCCTTACGTTTTCATAGTTTTGTAAGCATCGAAGCCACCCTGAATTAGTGTCTGCGTCGCCATTAAACCGCCTGTTTGACGCGCTGCCGATCCTGCTTGTTTGTATTGAGCAGACTGCTGACGAGCAGCAAATAAGTTTAATGTATCTTGTAATTCAGCTGATTGAATCATTGCAGTCGCATCCTCAAAACCTAAAACGCGAGCTGTTAAAGCATTTAAATCTGCAACACCAACATCAAACATCGCTTCTTGTACGTTTTGTAATTGGATGTTTTCTGCTGATCCACCAGCATAATCAATACCAGCTGCAGCAGCTCTTGCGCGAATATTTGCATTTGTTGCTCGTAAATTTTTTTGTATTGTATTGCCAGCAATTTGGAAATTCCTAGCTTCAATATCAGCACGTTTTAACAATCGGCCAGCTTGGATGTTGGCATATTGTTTTGAATACTGCGCATTAACTTCTGCGACAGCTAATGTGTTTCTTGCTTGCAGCAGGTAACCTGTTTGTTGTTGAATAGCTGCAGCTTGCTGCGCTTGGGCTTGGCCATAGGCTGCAATAAATCCAGCAGCTCCTAGTGTTTGTCCTTCGGTTGGCATTGGCATTGTTATGTTCCTGAATAAACTGCGATTCTATAATCAAGGCCTAGCAAATTCATTTTTAACGGCAGATTTTGTGATACTTCAATTGCCTGCTCGTTACGATAGCCAAGCACTCCATTAACGCGTTTAATCCCTGTAAACGTAGGCACAGCCAAATCAAGCAAAGGATTATCAAGCGCCCTTGTAATCACCGGTTGATCGTTCATCAACATGTGCTGAGTATCTTTTAGTACTGCACTAATTTCTACAATACGCTTTTTAAACGATACCCGGCTACCTGTTTGTAACTTGATCTCAACCGGCATAGTTTTAACGTATACAGTAATCGGCAAGCCAACTTCATAGCTGGTTGTTGATTCACGATCAAACGTCACAGCGCCACCAACGCTAACTGTTTCATTTGATTGTGGCACGCCATCGGTAATCACATTAAGCGACTTACCAATGTGCGGCAAGCCACTGCCAACGCCACCAGCTGATGCGCCCACAAATGCGCAATCTGTATATAAGTCGTCTTTGAACTGCTCAATAAAATACCTTGTTGTGCCATTAAACACGCGCTTGGTAATTACATAAATCTGCGTTATGTCTACGCCCACATCAATAAATTCACCGTCAGTAGTAAACTCGCTTGGCGATGTAATTTGCTGGCTACGCATAATCGAGAATATAGCCATGCTGCCATCGGTAGTGTTTGTCATCAGCAACAGATCTGATTCATCTGTGCTTGATGCTTTGCGCAATGCAATCCGCTGTGGGCTTTTAAGTAGATGACCGGCCAGCAATGATATACGCTGCGTGATGTATGTCAGCTGCGTATCCGAGAACACGAACTCATTAAGTGATTTGCCTTGGCGCTGGATGTAGACAGAGCCAGACTCAACTGATTGCACCCGCGTGCCAGGCTTAGATCCATTTCTGCTGACATTCTTAAACGTGAACGTCAGCGGTGTGATTGGGTCTGTTCCCTGCTGCGGCACATAAAATTCACCGCCAGTAGTAAAGACCTGGAAGTCACGCGAACTAACAATATCAATAATGACGTTTAGATCATTGGTATCTAGGGTCGCTTCGACAGCATCATCATCAAGTGATTCGTTTGGTACAAAGTCAAAAAACAAACCGATCTTGCTACCCCATACCGTAGACGGTCTAGACTTGCTGCCACCAAAATATAAGCGCCCTTCGTGGAATGTCACAGTGCGTGGATAGCCTCTAGTGCTTGACCATACATCTTCATAACCGTGCTCAATTTCCCAACGTGTAGCAGCAATAGTTGAACTATCAAAAAATGGGTACTCAGTAATAGCCTCAACTACTGTGGCTGATACATAGCGCACAATACGAGCTCGACCTTGAGGCACTACGTTTACATATTGATTAACTGAATCAGTTGTCCAGCTGGTAATGCTGTAAGTGCTTGTGCTATTTGGAGCAACAGTCCACGCACGATCAACAGTAGCTACCTTAGTAGATCCAACATAATCTTCAATAATACGTATTTGACCAACACCTGCGCCACCAGTAATCGTTATATACAGACCATTGTAATAATCATCTGTTGAATTAGATGCTGATTTAAGAGTGATAGTTGAACTGCTACCAGCTTGCGCCGTACCAGTATCATGTTTTGCGCTGGTAGTAGTTAAAGTAATGTTACCGCTTACCGCAGACGGTGTAAGCGTTTCTGAATTGTTTATGTGTGAGTCTAAATTAAACGCATACTTAGGCACGCTATCAAAGGTAATGTTTGTTGCTGTCCATACCGTATCGCTTGTTCTGGTAATTCTTACCGGCTGCATATCAGGATGCACCGCAATCAATGTATCCGCTGATTGAGTCCAGCACATATCGTCAACAATAGTGCTGCCGATGGTTGTTGTCAGGTATGGGTTTCCGCTGCCGTTGATGTTTGTTTGTACGACACCATTTTTGATGACATACATTCTGTTATGCGTAAACACAAGCATGTAGGAATCATCCACAGAGAATTGGAATGAAACCATGCGCACGCCATTGCCTGCAGACTCTGTGCTGGTGTTTGGTAATTCATAAATATGCTTCAAGCCAGGGCGACGACGCAGCCCACCCTGCGGCTGGATCAGCACATTAGTAGCTTTAGACAAAGCGTTAGCGTATGCCTGCAGATCCACGCGAGCACGCAGCAGCGGATCTAATTCGCCAGTGCTAAAGTTTGTGGTGAAGTCTACAAAACGAGGCATTAGTTCCTCACTGCTATTAGTGTGTAATCTTCAATCGCTCTTGTCGGTTGACCCTGCGCATCAATCTGCGTGGCTGTACGGAAAAATCCACCTCGACCATTCTCAGATGGATCACCTACTGCTTTACGCTCCCAGCGCAGTGATTTGTCTTGCTGCTCAGTAATCGGCTCGGCTAAGTGCCAAGCCATCATGTACTTCATTAGCTGCACAAAATACTGTGGCCAGGCAAATTCACCAGCCGAGTATTGATAATCTATAAAAACAGATTCAAGGTTTGCCAGCATTTGGTCGCCTTGGATCTCCCAATCCTTTTGCACTGATGCGCCTGGATTGGCGCTCTCATACACAGCGCGTGGATTGGCTAACCTATCACCTGGTAGCTGATAAGCATATTTCCAAACTGAATTTGGTGTTGTAAGCAGTCGTGCTAATTGTATTTTCTTGGTGTTGAATGACCAAGGATACATGACCAATGTCGAATCACGCGTGTCTGGATACAGACGGTCACATGCGTTTGATTCATCAGTACCATCATTAAATGACGATATGGGCTCGGCACCCAGCAGAATCAATGCATCAGCACAAATTGAAACACCAGTATCGCCTGAAGCCATTAGAACCCCTTAACGTAAGAAAGGGCCGGCCTTATAAAAGACCAGCCCTCAACACTACAGTACCGACAGGTTAGTCGCCGTCGGTGGCCGACAGAGTCGTGCCATCAGTCACATCCACAACGCCACTTGCATTGGATACGACGTACACCAGAGTGACGACGGCTGTTGTGCCAGTCGAAGTCACGCAGTGAATAACGTCGCCAACTTCAAGCGTATTTGCCAACGAGTTGAAATAACCGCTGGTGTTTACATCAGCAATGCTGTCAGCCGTTTTATAGGCATACATCGACGGAGCATTGCCGCGCTTGGCTGCGTGGTAGGTGGTAAAGCCATCTGCAGAGTAAGCCATTAGTCAGCCCTCCTATTAAGCCGCAGCCGCAGTATCGCGGGCTGTGATTTTAACGATACCTTCACTATCAATCGCAACAGAGCCTGCAGAGAACAGTGCATTTACTAGCCAGCTGGTCTTCTCAGGAATGTAGTTGATCTCAGTTTTAGGTGCTATGCCTTCAGCGTAACCAATCGCCTGCGAGTGGAAAGCGTACAGCGTACGATCTGACGAACCATCAATAGGCAAACCACCTTCTGTGCGGTCGCCCAGGATGTGGAATTGGAAGCCCATAAATGTCGAGATCTCGCCCTGCACTAAAGCCTTCACAGA